AGATTCTTGAGGTGTTCCAGGATTTGCTAAAAGTTCTTCACGGATAATCCAGAGTTTACAAATTGCTTCTGGCTCAATACTTCCAGATACAATTTCACACTTTTTCCCGCCCTCAAAGAATACGCAATTTGAGCACTTCATTCCTTCTGCGGCGAATGGGTTTTCCTCCATGTAGTGAGCGCCGTTTGCGCCACTTCCCTGGTCCCACATTCCGAACTCTTCAGCCATAGTCTCAAAGAGGTCATACATGGTGAACTGTCGTGGGTTTAGTCCCATGTCTTGCTGCTCGGCAAGACCCTCGACCATTTCGCCTTGATGGGGAACGAGTTCTTTTGCATCTTCCATTTTTTTAAGGGTTGAGAACTTATGTCCAACCCTTACTTCGGTTGGGGAATATTCAAGACCGTCTTTTCGGTAGACACGAATAAGTGCGGCTGGGTCTTCTGGTGTTCCGGTGATAGTAAAACTACTATTTGGAACATTAATTTCCCCATCACGCTCAATGCGCTCAATGCGTCCATATGCCGTACCGCCGGATGAGCCCCAAGAAACAAAGTCGCCAGTTTTGAGACCGTTTGGTTCTGCCTTCATCTCGTCTCGGCGGTTCATTGCGTCAACAAGTTTTTGAGACCATCTCCGACCTGCGTCTCCACCCCAAAGTTTCCAAGCAATAAGCCCGGCACCTGGGTATCCGTCCGCACCAGGCTTGCTGTTTGATGGGGTTGAAAGGTCAACCTCGTGGCGCGGGAAATAGCGCGCAATGTGACGAGCCTTTGATGGGGTCACTTTTTCGTTGTTGATTAGGTAGTTGGCGGTATTTTTACCAACCTCTGTTCCCCCGCGATTAAATTCTTTTGACCATCTAATTCCAATTTCTGCCTGCTTTTTAACACCAGAAGGAATGGAAAAGTCGATATCTGAATAGTCTGCCTTTTCGTCTTGCATTTCAATTGACGATGACTCAATCTCGAGCAGGTCATCCTTGATGCCAAGTGTGCGGGTGTGGGGCGCAGCGCCAAAGATGACTGGCGAGTATTCATATAGTTCCAACTCGTTGATATATCTGACGCCAGATTTTTCCTCAACTTTTGATTTTCCTTCAGCAACAGAATAGCCGATTGACCATTCTTGTTCATCTGCAAAAAACTGGACGTCATGGAAGGCGTCCCTGCCTCGTGTTGTGTTGAGGTTGAATTGCATCTTCACCAATAGCGCCCCGGCTCCCTTTTCCTGCAAGTCCTGCGGTAGCCTTGTATCTCCTGGAATCAGTTCAGAAACACTCAAGGTCTTGGCGACTGGGATATTTGTGTCGTGGGACCAAACACCCTTTGGATTACGCTTTTTAAGGGTTTTTGCATAAGCACCAGGAACGATTACGTCGTTTACGGAGTCGACAATATTGGTTACAGAGACAATTGCCTCGACAATCCCGTCGGCGGAATCAACACCGCGCACGGCGGAGACTGGTACTTGTTTATGTTCCATTTGTACAGGGTAACACAATTAAATCATATGTGTCGGAACGTTAATTCTTTCTATACAAAACCGTATAGTTTATGAAAACAATAATGTGCAGTGGCAGTTTGTTTGTGGTTCGTCAAACATCGGGTCACCTGGGTACATTATTGATTTTCCGGAAAGAGTAAAAGGCTCGTCAATAAGAACCGTAGAAGAAGCCATGTTTGCATGCTCGCTACGCGAAGAATCAGACTTTAGGTGGACCCAAGTCTTTTTTGTGTACCCAAGTTGCTTGGCGGCCCATATTAGTCCAGCATTAAAAGAACCAGATACCTCGGTAGTCGAAATGGTCTTTACCCTTGCGGAGAAGGATTCATTCAGCCAATTCTTCAACTGTGCAATGAATGCTTCGTGGGTTGAATTTGCTGACTCGGAGATAATCGATGAAATCTTCTTTGAGGTCGTGGTGTTGATTTTCTTGACATTGCTCATTCTGGCATCGAGTATTTCAGACAAACTCAAAGAGCCCATATCTAGCAGTTCCATTTTTCCTTCTGCCAACTCTATTGCACCATCCAGGAATACCGAAGACATCCAGGTTTTTGCGTCATCCACAATTTGTTCGTCCCATACAGAAACATCAAAAATGTCCTCAACTTTAATCTTTTCTACTGAGTTCCACTTTTCCTTGCTCTTCTTGGACGATGCTTTCTCTAGTAGGACTCGCTCTTGGCGCTTTAAAAATGCGCCCATTTGAAGACCAACACTTTTTTCGAGTCTTTCTAATTGGCGCAACCTGCGCACCGTTGCATCTTCTGCCGTTTTTGACTCTTCTACTTCCTGCGCTAAGGGAGTCAGCGCGGGGGTGAATACCGGCCTTGGTGCTGGATTGTTTGTTGGGGCAATCGCATCAGAGCCGCGAGGCTGTGGTGACTGTTGAGCCCCACTCGGCACTGGTTTGTCTGGTGAATTATTAGGTCGTTGTCCTGGGTTCTGATTTGGATTAAGAAGTTGTCCATCGCCAGGCTTCGACGGTGGCTTAATTTTGCCATCCCCGCCCATAACAACAGGCGAGAGGTTTGTTGGAATCAACAGTTCGGTAATTCCTACACCCTTTCTTCCAGTTAGGTCCCTGTACTCGTCAATACTAATTGCGCCCTGACGCAATTCTTCGAGATGGAAAGATGCCCTCTCTCTGTCATCCCTGCTGAGAATAGCAACCGACGAAAGGTCATAAGAGAAGAAGGTGCTGACGTCGTCATCCAGTCTGTCTAACGCCCTTTCGATGAGGGTTAGGTGTGGAATCATTGTCTCCCTCCAGAAAACTTCCAACTCTGTATCGGCATTTGCAAATGTCCTATTTGAGGCATTTCCTAGAATTGATTCAGGAACACCAAAAGCAATCAGGATTTCTTCCTTGTTCTGCTGGCGCGCCTCTGAGTACTGCGCATCTCTCTGGTTTGTTGCGGTATCAATAAACTGCGCAGAATCAGCAGACATAATTGTCAATCTTCCCGCACCACCTATATTTGAACCAGTTGTTCCAGAAAACCTTCTCTTGAGTTCTTCGCTCTGCTCATCTTCCATGTCGCCGTTTACGACCAAAAGACCGCCTGGACGAGCATCGTTGACAACAAAGTTTCTGTTATACACGCGAGAGTAGTAGTCAAATTCAATTGCTAGACCAGCAGCGTCAAGTGGGGTCTGCCCTCTGTATGGGTCTGTTGGGTGTGGAACCCTGACCCAAACAATACTTGCAGCATCAATAATTCTTTTTGGGGTTCCTGGGTACTCTACGGAAAAACCAGAAACAAACTTTTCCGCATCGGGAATTGGGAACACAAATTGTGGCTGAAGTAGAACAAGGGCTACAACTTCATCCATTTTATTTTTAATAATTTCGATGAATGCGCCGCGCGGCGAAAGCATCAATTGAGATGAAAGCATAAACCTAAACGAGAATGCATCCTGACCAGGATTTGCCTGCCTGTTCAGAATTGACAGAATTGGGGCATCCCACTGAAGTTCTCCGATTCTCCAGTCTCCTTTTCGCAGACCGATTGGTAGTCGGGCTGCATTTGCCGCAATGGCGTAAACTGATTTATAAACCCACGTAACCCTGTCGAGCGCCTGCTTGACACCCCTATCAACATCCCACCCATCTTTGTACGGGGTTTTTAAGCCGCCGCCGGAGTTTGGAACATAATATGACTTCTTGTCATTTACAAAACCGTTTTGGTTGTGTGAGGAAAATCCTTTTAAGTATGCCATTTAGTTTGAACCTTCATAACCGAAGAGAAACGCAACAGCAATGCATGATGCCGCAATGCTGCAAACCCCCACAAGGCTAGAGAACATAAATCCTGCAGTCACCAGGGAAGATAATCCGCCGGTAAGGAAAACAAAAGATATCTTCTCTTTCACTTCAAGCGGAAATTTTTTCGCCAGAAACCATGCCCCGACCATTGCTACGCATGATGCCGCTAAACCTATGTACATATACGCACCTTATGTTTTAAGAGTAGAATATTAGAGAGCCACCCTATAAGTTACACCAAAAAAGTTAATTCTTGGTTATGGCCACCAGCAAAAACCCCGAAGCACGGCGTGATTGCTGGTGGGCCACAACGAATAGTTATTCCGAGATTGGAATAACGGCTAGAACGGCTCTTCTTCTGCCAATAATGTTGAAGAAGGCGCTTTTGTGTATCCAGCCTTTTGGAACTGACCGTCGCCCTTGGTTGGGTTTCTGGTGATTGAATCCACCGATGCCCTGCGTAGGGAAATTGCTACATCATCAGCAATAACAACGATTTTTTTCTTAGTCGAACCGTCGTTTTTGTCTTGCCACTCCTGTTGCTCCATTCGTCCCACGACTACAACCTTTGCCCCTTTTCCGAGGCTTGCGGCTGCGTTGTCTGCTAGGTCACCGAATGCAGTAACGTCGAAAAATGACGTTTGCTCTTCCCAGTTATCTTGCTTGTCTCTCCATCGACGGGTCACTGCGATGCCCATTGAAAGGATTGAACTTCCTGTCTTTGTTACCCTCATTGTCGGGTCCGATGTAAGGTTCCCGGTCATTGTTACCTGTGTGCTCATTTTGCTCCTGTTGGTTTTCCTGTTGTTTCCTGATTTTTCAGGTTTAATAAGAACCATTCACGTAGCCACATAATTGCGATAACCGAATATCCACAAATATCTAGCCATGTGTCTTTCATCGGTTCGAACAGCACTGGGCCATCCCACTTCCGAAGGTTCTTTAATCTTTCCAGTTTGTCATTCAATCGAATGGCAATTCCTGGAATCTCAAAACGGGCAATATTCCCATGCCCGTACATTCTTTGTTTCCCCAATACCGTATCGTAGATAATTGCAGCACTATTGCCGTGTGTTTTTTCTGCGTTTAATGAATAACCGCGCATCGATAGGCATGCGATGTGAAAGAAAATTTGCTCAATTAGTGCCTCTTCCACCTTGTTCCCCTCGGAGTGAAAAAGAATATCCACAAGGACGTCAAAGTTGTTTTCAATTTCCAACTCAATCGCTTCTTCGTCTAGCACTGCTTGAGTTTTTGCATCTTCTGACTCGGAATACATCTGCTCCACCTGTGAACAGATTTCGTTAACCGTAATCGCTGCCGCTGTATCCCAATTTCCTGGCTTTATCTGTGTGCTCATACCAATAACCCCTTGTGTGGAACTGGTGCAAGCATAGCGGTTTTTGATTGCCTGTGTTCCCACTCAAATGTTCGACGAAGCGCGAGGAAAGTCCCGAATATGTCATCATCGATACGCAGTGGTTGATACGCCCACTTGTCGGGTCGAAGCAGTAAAGCGGCACCAGCGTCAATGTGTGGCACTTCAATCTCTTTTTCTCCGTCAAACATAACGTCTGCATTGGCGTATGCTGCCAACTGGAGCGCCACCTTTGAAGATATTCCAGAGCGTGTCGTCTTGAAGTCTAAGATAATCGTCTTGTTGTTTATCTTGCAGATTGCATCAAACGAGCCAGCATAAAGGTGGGTTGTTGAGAAGATTGATTTCTCCACATGCAGCCACTCCGGCTCAAATTTCTCACAGAACTCAAAATATCCCTTTATGTATGGTGCTAGTTCATCTTCTATTTCGTGGTCAGGATTGTAAATCAACTGCTCGACAAGTTCGTGCACTCTTGTGCCAACGTCGGCTGCCTTATTTAACTCCCTATCTGCAGCAGCCTTTAGCCAATCAACCGCCTTGGTGCTCTTGCCTTCAGATATGAGTTGATTGACGTATTCAATTTCGTCAACTGCGCACTGTGCGGTTACCTTGCTATTCCAGAGTCTCAAATACGGGGCTGGAAGCAAACCGATAATCGAGGTAACGCTCGGTGCGGATAAATTCTTTATATTTGGGTGTATGTAAAAACGATTTCCATTAATTGTTTTAGTTGTTATTTTGGGGTTTGTCATTTTCTTCCATTTCTTTCCTGAGTTTGTCAACGATTTCCCAATCGGTTGAGTAGTGATAAATTTCCCTGGATACCTTTACGTACAGAGCCTGACCTTTGTCCATAATTAAATATGGCTGGCATGGATGTGCGAATGTAACTTCTTTTCCGTCTAATGGACCGCCTACAAATTTTATATCCGTCCGGTCATCAGACCTTGATTGTTTTTTTGTTGCCACTAGGCGAGAACCGATGATGCTTTAACCATATCGGAGAAATCTTTTTTTACTCCCGAGATAAGTGACTGTACGCGAAGAGCGAACACCTCGTCCATTGTCACCGTGTTTGTTTCTTGGTCGACTTGTAGTGAATCAAAGGCCGCTTCAAGTTTTTCAATTTTTGAGCCAAAAATCTCAATCAGTCTCTGCAACTCTCTTGCTACAGCGACTGAAGATATCGCGTTCAAAACAGGGATATTAACAACAACCTTTTCATCATTGCCACCCAAAGACGACATGTTTACCTGGAAGGACTCGCTAATGTTTAGGCCCGAGATATTTCTCGGAGACACCATCTCCCTTGGTGCTTCTTGCGCTTCCTGATTTGCTTTTTTGTTTTTGGCCATTTTGGTTTCTAAACCGGTTTCCTTTATTTGGGTGGATTGACTATTGTGCATCATAACACTTATTTATCAACATGTCCATTACGTGTTCCTGTTGAAGTAAAAAACCCCTTGATGGGTTATCGCTCGACTCGGCAAATGTTGACTTTGTTGTCTCGTTCCATATGTTTTTATTCTTTTTTAAATATCTCTTTAATCTCTCAACACCAACCACGACAATACCGCCATCCATCGAGTATACGTAAACCCACCAATCTGCGGTGGTCACGTTTATGCCACTTAACTTCCAGCCTGCGTTGTGTGGGTTTTGGTTTGTCTCTACAACCATTCTTCCGTTTCTGTATCTGTCTGTTTTTATTTCATAAGACCCGCTGGCAAGGGCATCAAGAATTGACGAGAAGTATCCCTCTCCTTGCTGTCCATAAGCCAAGTCTTCTTTGAATACAAACTTTCTTTTTTCAGACGGAATGTCAAACGAGGGGTTGTAGGCGGACATTTAATAAGAATCTTGCATATTGTTATTTCTTGTATCCCAGCCATCAACGCCGTTCTTTGCGTTTCTTCGGTTGATTTTGATTCTTTCCCTATCGGCGCAGTGATTCAACTGGTGCTCTCCAAGTTTTGTAATTTGGAGATATTCCGTGTCATCGATAATGGCGCAGTCCAAGAGTTTGTGAACCACAAGGTACTGAATATTGTTCGATATGTTTTTCTTGTAGTAGATGTCCTGAAGATGAAAAGCAAACCAGTCATCACGTGTGAAGGCTGTTTTTTTAAACTTTGCATATAGCAGTAATTTATGTGTTCTGCTGTTGTACGGAACCACCGTATTACTCGCGAGTTTTCTCAATTTTCGTAGTTGTGCTTCATTCGGCATTTCTCTTCTTCTGCGAGTCATTTTTTCCTTATTGTGTTTGAAGTTTTAATTTTCCATTGCATTTTTGACATGTTACCGCGCTTGCTATGTCTGTTCCAACATTTTCCGCACCAATAACAACCCCACATATTGAAGTTTTTATATCTTCCATACTTTGTAGTGGCCTCTCCAATATCTGCCATACGTAGTAATGAATTTTTGGAAGGTTCAAATGCAGAGCAGTGCGATAAGAATTACCATGGTTAGTGTTACGCAAATAAAATAAGTTGTCACTGTTTGTAAACCCTCCAATTTCCCAACTTACCTTTTGAGTTATCCATAATATACTTAGCCACCGCGATGTTGCACGCTGGGTCTTTGAGACCGGCCATACGACCATCGACAGAATCTTTTCCACAAACGAGTTTTGTTACCGAATACCAACTTGAGTTGATTTGCAACAGGCCAGTATCGTAGGACTTGTCCTTATTCAGGTGGTATGTCATGTTCCCGTTGGCATCCCATGTGGCGTTCTGCGCCTCAGGTCGGCAACCGCTCTCGCGCCATGCGATGTAGGAGAAAACTTCTACTGGCTCAAGGCCAGCCTCCCTGAAAGTTTCTTCCCACATTGGGCAGCGTTTTGACTTATCTGATGGGATGTTGTACCCAGTTTTTTCTTCAGCGGGTAGTGGAACACCGTCGGTTGGCATACCCATGGCTGCCAGTTTTTCGATGTGCTCCCTACGAGTGATTGGACCGTAGTTTCCGTCAATACGAAGGGTGCCTATCACGTATTGCAACTGTCGTACTCGGACTCCAGACTCGTTGTACTCATAGGGTCGCAACAACACGTCTTCAACACGGCGAGAACTTTCGGTTTTTATGTCAGAGGCGTTTAGGGACGGAATGGAGACCGACTGCCCAGCAGTCTGGGTGGGTGCAACTATTTCCACATTGTTATTCTGGGCAAAAACTTCACTGGCTGCCCACCCGAAAAAACTTACCAGCCAAACAAATGATGCTATATATAGGTGTTTCCTGTGCGATTTCAATATTTACTCCTGTCGTTATGACCCCCTCGGAGGTAAAGACTTAGTAAGTCCTAAGCGCTCTGACTCTTTAGGGTTGTCGTGTTTCCAACGGTGATGGGCTCTGCACAACACCTGGCAGTTATCCGGATTTAAATGGTCACCTCCGCGACCCCTGGGTATAACTTCGTCCACATCTAGTGGACCTGAACATGTGATTAACTCTACCAGAAATTTGGCTTTACACAACCTCATGTCGCGTTGAAGGACTATACGACGGACCTCTTCCCTTTGCTCTAATTGGCTTTTAGTCTTTTCGCTCATAGAAGAAATTTTTTGAGGAATCTTGTTTTTTGCGAATTTTCTCAATGTTGGTGCTGATACATCTCCACAATTTTTAATTCTATTTTTGTTATCGGTTGAGACCCGTAGGGTTCCATATTTCGGGCACCCCGTTAGCCCACAATTCTCTTGCTTTCCCTCGCAATAACCCTTCGTCACAAAATTATGCGAACCTTGTTTGTCTTCTTTGTGTTTGCAAATGAGTTAATCGCTCCAGCAACTGCGTCGACTTGGTCGTCGTGCGCACCGTATGGGAAAACCTCACACTCGTCCATTAACGCAGAGTTCCAAGACGCTCTTACTAGGTGAACGTTTCGTGCTTCTGATGCCGAAGAAAAAACTAACGCCCTATCTCTTTTGGCGGTCTTCACCTTTGATGGTCTGAAATTAAAACCTTGTAATACCGTTCTTGAGTAATGGTCAATCACGTTTACACCAGAGGAGCCGGGTTCTTGCTCCATAACAACCGCCACAGATACTCCGTCTTGGTGCGCTGTCTGTTGTATGAGTTGCTCTATTTCGTAAGGTGTCCCGCGCACACGACGAATATCAAGAACAAAATACCTTCCATCCTTTTCTCCAACTAGCGCACCCACCGTGAAGTCGGGGTCGTTGGAGCGGGTCTTTGCTGTTGCAGCAAGGTCCCAGTAACGAACCATTCTCAAACCTTCCGGAACATTTCCAGTCACGACAAACCAGTCGCGCTGAAACATTCCTCCCTCTTCTCGGATTTCCCAGTTTCCATCGAGCAGTCTGGCCTTTTCAACTGCGTCCAACTCACTAAGACCCTTGATGTATTCTTCGGAGTTAAGAGATGGGTTGTCTGTAATTTTCGCTGGCATAAATTTTCTGTCAACTTGCTTATTAAGCACAAATCGCTCATAAACCCAGTTGTTTCCTGGACCTCCAGGGTTCGTTGCCGCCCTTGTTCGTAGCGGAATATCAGCAGCACTCATACCGCAGGTAGGGCATCTTGGAAGATTCTCGTTAGATGACGGCTTTCTTACTCGGGAGTAACCAACGTAACGAAAAACTCTGTCCGTCTTCCACTGTGTCAACTCATCAACACCCACAAAATGATATGCAAAGGACTGGAACTTATACCTATCTTCATCCCGCTCGCAGTGGTCAAACGAAAGTGTCGCTCCAGACGGGAAAGTCCAGCGCTTGTTTGTTGCTATGTAATGGGCTCCAGTATTGCTCAGCCAAGCGTTGCATCTGTCTATGAAACCGTCAGGACCAGATAACTGCGGGTAGGTCTGGCGTAAAAGTAGGGCCGAGTAACCAGGAACGCAAATATACTGGAGTGCAGACATTAGAAGCGTGTCTGATTTTCCTCCACCGGCGGCGCCGCCGTACAGCGCTTCTCTTGTTGTTGCCCAGGTTAAGAATGCTGCCTGCTTGGGGTGCATCTCGTGCGGAAAGTTAAACCCGCAAGGCTTTTTCCACTCGGTGAGTGATGCCAGTGTGTCCTTGTTTGTCATTTTTCTTCTATGATTTCGGCATCGATTACATCTTGGTTACCGTCCCACGCGCCAAGAACATTGGCTGGAAGGTCACCTGCTTCAACAAGCGCAGAGAGAATCGCTCGCTTTTTATCTTCGTCCTCTTGGATTGTTGTATGTCTAATTTCCTGTGGTTGTCCGGAACCAAATCCAGAAGTCACTTCTAGTTTTACCGTGTTATTGTCGCCCCACTCATTTGGCCATCGCCTTGCAAGAAACTGTTGTGCTGCTTTCCAGTCACCAGAACGAGCCTCTTTGAACCACGCCATCACCAAACCGCCCTGCGAAACCGCTTCTGCCTTAACTATCCCCTCAACAAAATCAAGGTACGGTTTTTCGTCTGGGTTTGCCAGTTCTCCTTTTTCTATTTTAAATTGTTCTTCAAGTCCACGACTAATCCATTTTGAAACGGTCGACTTGACAAGTCCTGCTGCCTCTGCTGCGCGCGAAGGAGTCATCCCTGCCTGAACAAGGTCTATAACAGTTGGGCCCAAGAGTTCGCATGGGGTTACTTTTTCCCCACCCACAATTCGGGTCTGTTTGTTAGCAACAGGAATCTTTTTTTGTGCCATTATTTTTTCTTCTGTATGAAAATACAGTCTTTCTTTTTAGGAATGTGAGTTTTAACATGAACCTTCTTCCGTGCCGCCGCCATATAGGCAGCAGACCTGAAGGATTCCATTTCAACATCAAAATCTTCACCTGGAACAAGTCTCCATACGTGACCGTCAAGCCACTCCGACCAAGGATACTTTTCCTCAGTAGCCCTTCTCGGGAAGGTCAATCTTTCTAGGAGTGGATTCTTTTCATCAGTCATGATAATTCCTTGTTTGGGTTGTCGTCCATCCATGAATCAATTGCTTTTTGCAACAATTGTTCATCTTGCCTAATCTTATTTATTAGTCCGGCAGTCCAAGACAGTGAATACCCACAGGTTTTCGCTATTGTCTCCATACTTGCCTCGCCCGTTCTCCAGACATTGAAGATGTCGTAGGAGAGTCTTTCGGTGGCTATCTCGGCCTGCTTGCGCAGGGTGTTAATCGCCATCTTGCGCCGCAGAAGTCGGTTCGAAGCAGATTCACTCATCTGCCGAGCCCGAACATGCTTAGGCATACCTCTAACTTGCTCTGCCATCACGCTTCCATCTTTTGTCTAGTCTGATTTTTTCTTCTTGAATTCTTTTTTGATTTTCTTCTTCTGATGCAGCAGATATTAGCGCAATAATCTCTTTCAAGATTTCCCCTTTTTTATCAATGGGTTGGGACACGCCATTCCACCCAACGAGTTGTTCATACTCAAGTTGGTCTAGCAGTCCACTTTCATAGAGGCCGCTAAAAGTTTTTTTTTCTGGACCGTCGCCGTCTACACTAACTATCCGTCCTGATGTCATCTGTCCCTTTGCTTTGTATTTTTACGTTCGCTGATATTACAGCCCTGTAATTACACGGTTGTTATCTGAAAAAACCTTCTACGTCCCTACATGTATCACACTGACAATGAGCCCATTTACCACCGGAGGCTATCGAGCCTTCTTCGCAGAACGGGGAGCCTTTGTGATTCACATCAGATGCAATACCAGAAAAGCAGATTGAACATCCAACCATTACCGGTTTCATACTATCATGCGAAACTATAATGCCTCTATCAAACACCATAACAATCACCTCCTTACAAGAGATAAGTAAAACGTATCACAACGAAATCCTAAATGCAATGGTAGGGTGCTTGCAACTTATAACCGGAGAATTTTTTATGCCTTTTAAAGACCCAGAGAAGCGTCGTGAATACAGCCGAGAACAAAGCAAAAGACGTTATGGTCCTGCGCGTAAAGAGTACGAACGGGAGCGCAAAAACAAGTTGCGTGTCGCCGCTTACAACCTCTTACCCGAGCCAGAGCGTTCGATAAAACTGGCCCGCAACAAACAACGCCGCTCTCTTAACTTACGTTGGGATGTCTACAACTGGGAGAACAAGTGGTAAAGGCCAAAGTTTCATTTTTTTTATTTTCGCTCCTTCTAGGTAACCTATACGCTCCAATTCCTGCTTATTCAGAAAATTTTGTTTTCGATTCGAACGGTTATTGTTGGGAAAATTGTCCTGTTTTAGACGCTGGTGCAACAATCAGTTCCTTTACTACTGCCCGTGGTCTTGAGGGCTACAGAGCCTTACCTTTAGTCCTGAACACAACCTCCCAGATACACGGACTTCGTGTTGGGCTGAACTATCCGTATGGGAACATGTGGACAGCCACAGGCGTACTCATACATCAATCTGGAACACGATATTCAATCAGAACACCTGATATTGAAGACGGTAACAAAATGTCTGATTCCAGAGTTAAGTGTGGACTGGACAATGTGTGTTCTCCTTCCTTCTTGTTCGGTGGGGACTACACGGACGGTTGGTTTGCTGGGTCGTACAAACTTGAAATCACCGTTCGATACAACTACAACATCAATCCTTCTTGGAGTAAAACCATACTCCTACCTGGCGCTCTAGTCATCGTCAACTCTCAAGCGGGGACTGGTCCTACTACGACCACCACAGTCACTCCTTCACCTTCCACAACTGTCAATCCGGCCTCCGCCCGACCGACGATAGGAGGTCGATGTTTTAATCAGAAGTGGACTTATAGGAATCTTGTTTGTAAGAGGATAAATAATCAACTTGTTTGGAGAAAAAAGTGATAC